GCAGCTTCTTAATCTTCTCTAGGTCTATTTTCATATATTTTTTTGCAAAATTTTTTTAAAGGTGTTTTTGTTAACCCATTTGGTTTTTACAGGCTATAACCGTGCAAATCAAGCAATAAAGGGTAGGCCTTGGGACCCCTTTCTATATATACTATATTAATAAATATACTTACTGCAAATTACTGGATGGGTCTGGTACCTCTATGGAATTGTGCGAGCACTGCGCGAGCGCGCGCCACACGCTGTGGTTGTGGGCCTGGCTATGCGAGGCCCACACTCTGTGTGTTCGTTAGTCTAGTAGTACCATGAATGCTTTTGCATTCAGTCTACTGAACTTAGACAATTTCTTTTGCATTGCATTGTAATCCTCATCGAACTCTGCTTGCTTGATCTCAATGTATAACTTGTGTTCTGTTGGTGTTAACATCGTTGACTCATTCGAGTAAGGGTTAGTTGCTTTAATCATTTGTGTCATGTTAGTTCCTCGCTTTCATATCCTACAATATCCTAGTATTATTTAATTGTCAACTGTTATTATCCTAGTTTCCATATAAGGATTGCCTCTCCAATCTGTTGTCTGTTCCTTGACTACATCTATCGGTGTTTCTAGCGCCTCGGTCCTTGGTGCAATGGCAATTACTTGCTGTACATATTTATTAGCAAAGTCATTGTAACAACCTTGACTACAAAAATAAGCATAGAAAGAATTGCGCGTCCATGTCTGTTCTTTTATTTTCTTAGTTCTTAGAACCTTGCTACCCTTGACACCTCTTATTCTATCTTGTGTGTGAGAGGTATGGCAACTTGGACCATGACACCAATTAAAATTACTCATGCTACTACCACCAATCCCATTATCAAACCAAAAAATGTAGTGATACAAAGAAATTCAAAACTACTCATGATTTGTCCTCAGTCATTTGAAACCTTGCAAGTATTTTAGCATGGCTCTCTAATGTTTTTTCTAGAGTCTTGATTCTATCTTCTAAGAACTTTATTTTCTGTCGTTCAAATTGTTCAGCTTTGTTCTGGTCATGCAGTTCAAAGTGTTCAGGTGTTAACTGTGTCATTTTTTATCTCTCCATTTTTGGTCTTGTCTTATTCTGTCGTTTTGTTCATCAATATAATCTTGTGATGATCTGGCAAAGCTTAACCCTACTACAATTAATACTAAGATCATTGCGAAAAATATCCAACCCTCTATTACCATTAGTACCTCGTTTCCATTGTTCTTATTGTCCAAGATGTTTTGGCAGTTCTGTATTCTTGTTTGTCCATGTCAAAGTATGTGATTAAACTATCTCCAACTTTGCTAGTCCAATATCTACAAAGGTCTGTCCACTTTGCCTCTCGTGTGATGTGCTTGCCATGTTTCTTTGCATAGTATGTGATCTTGAATTGTTTGTTTAGTTCCATTCTTTCCTCGCTTTCATTTGTTATAGGACTATCCTATATTATAGAATAGCCTTTGTCAACTCTTATTATGTTTCTATTTGATCTGTTGAGTTATCAGTATGCACTTTTAGTTGTTCAAGTTGTTTTTTTAATCTGTTAACTTCTTTTTGGTTAGCATTTACAATGTCCATAAGTTTTAAAGATTGTGACATTAGTGTATCCATGACATCTGATATTCTTATTTGTGTATTTAGGTTTTCTATGTGTGATTGTGTAACCATGTTATTTCCTCGCTTTCATTTGTTATAGGGAGAATATACCATATTCTCCCATACTTGTCAATTACTAATTTACTGTTGCTTGTTGCATTATTGATCTTGCAATAGCAATTTTTTCCTCTCTCGTTTGCTCTACCTTATCTTCTAAAAGACTAGCCAAATTTTCTGGACTATAAACAGACAAAGCCATAGATGAACTCTCGTTCAGTATGCCCTCATTAAGTGCAACACCTAATTTATCAGCTAGGTCTTTTGCTTGGTCAAAGTATCTATAAGATTTTAAACCCAATGTAAGTTTTTGCATTTTACCATTGATGTGTTCATACAGTTGTTGATGTGCCATGATAACTTGTTCTCTCAAACTGTTATACATTTTAAACATCTCAAATGTTTCCTGATCTACTGCGAACATTCTACTATGACAATAAGATGAACCGATTGTTGTAAGTTGGAAATCTTTTTCCCACTCATCTTTGTATGACATGCTAGTTTTATTATCATTGCTACTATTCTCATGCCCTGTAAATTTATTTACTTGGCTTTCCATAGTATAATAACTTGGACTTCTCTTGTCGTAATTACCATTGATTGCAACATGAAAGTCAGGGTTAAGTCCTTTGGCTTTAATCTCATCTCTATAATAAGACCTTGCAAACTCATCTTCTAACTCAAACTTGACATGTTCTTCGTCAACAAGTTCTCTTGTATGTCCATCACTATCAGTTTCATTTCTTGGTGGTGCAGTAAAGTAAAAGCAGTTGTCATCATACAATGCACCCCCACTTGAACTGTATTTTTTTATCATACTTCTAATTGTATCTACATCTTGTTGTGGTTGGTGGTGTCTTACAACTGTTTCAGCTAGAACTTTCATTTTAGTTCTTGCCTCATTATAATCAGCTATTGATTTTTTGTGTAGTTCATACTTTGGACTGTTAAGTTCAAAGTGTGTTTGGAACACATCAGCAATAGCTTTTCTTTTTTCACTATTTAGTGTCAGTCTTTTTTCTGTCATTTGCTTTCCTTTGGTTATTTTATTTATTTGCATATTTATTTTATAAAGCACTTGACAAACTATGTCAATGGGATTATATAGGATATATATTATTTATACTGTTTAGGTGATATAAATAAAATAGGTTCGGGAGATACCCTAAAAATTCTCCTGAACTGCAAATAGATAAATATGTCAGGAGGTAGGCTTTGGCCGTAAACTTCGGTGTTTATCATTTGCTGGACCCATAAGCTAGGGGATATAAGTCGCAAGACTAAATTGGACTAGTAATGGGCCCTGCTAATGATAAAAAAAATAGAGCGGCAAGCGGCAAGCAGCAAGCAACGCTTGACAGCTAGTATAAGATAATATAGGATGTATTTAGAAAGGTATAATTATGGACAATGAACAAAAACTTTATGATGATAACTTTGCAACAGAAGGTCAATTAAAAAGAATAGCTGATGCTATAGAAGAGATCCTGCAGTTGGTTAAAGCGGACCAGGAGAGATCTAAGAAATACATGGAAGAGAATAAAAGTGAGTAGGCGCCCCGGGCCACAGCTGCGGAGGATCTTAACGATCCACGCGGCCTGGCTGGTGGCCTCCGGTTATCCGGAGCCACAAGCAGCAAGCTGCAAGCGTCAAGCGACAAGCTACAAGCAACGAGCGGCAAGCTTGACAAAGTTTAGAAATAGGATTATATAAGATATAGAAAGCGAGGAATCAATGAATACTAAAGAAGCAATAGCAATAACTCACACACTATCAAAGCCCTCCAAAATGCCAGGGTTTGCAATTGGTATACCAGCTAAGGAATGCAAGACAGGAGCTAAGCTTAGAAAAATTAAGGGCTCAGTTTGTTTCGGCTGTTATGCTCTCAAAGGGTGTTATGTTTTTCCAGATGTACAGGCAGCGCAATACAAGCGGCTGGCCGCTATCACTAACCCGTTATGGGTTGCAGCGATGGCCCATCTTATCAACTCAAAAAAATCTAAAGTCTTCAGGTGGCACGACTCAGGAGACATACAGGACGAAGCTCACCTGTTAAAAATTTTTGCTGTCTGTAAATTGACGCCTTCAGTTAAGCACTGGATGCCAACTAGAGAAGCCTGGACAAAATCATTCCTGCCACTATGCCCTGATAACCTGGTGATCCGGTTCTCGATGCCGATGGTTGATCAACCAGCAGCTGGCACCTGGACCAATACGTCAACAGTTGTAACTTCAGGCGCTACTTGTCCAGCTCCAGAGCAGGGCGGAAAATGTTTAGATTGCCGCGCTTGCTGGAATAAAGAGATTTCAAATATTGCATATGGTAAACACTAACATGTGGTTTTTTAGAAATGGATCAGGCTGGTTATACCGTCATGATCCCGACAAGCAGCAAGCCACAAGCGTCAAGTCACACGCTCCAATTTTTAGGCGACAAGCAGCAAGCGTCAAGCTCCAAGCTGTTCAAGTTTTAAGCGACAAGCGTCAAGCTCCAAGCAGCAAGCGTCAAGCTTCAAGCCGCAAGTGACAAGCTCTTCAATCTGGTGACCTTCATAAAGTCTCAAGCAGCTAGAAGCGAGGTGCATGGCTAAGATGAAAGTATTCTTGGGGTGCTTCATATGGAAGGCTATTTGGTGTGGTGAGAAGCGAAGTTTATTACCTTTGGTTACCTTTAGCTCTACAGTAAACCATGTATCATTTTTGTTTATTCCCAACAGATCCGGCGTACCTAAACTGCTAGTATTTTCTATCTTTGTCCATCTAATTTGTGGTGTATTCTTCTTCCAATACTTCCACAATCCTGCCTCATTTTGAACCATATTTTAAC